GCTGCAACTGATAATATAAGTATAGAGATGACAAAGTTATGTTTTGAACATATACTAAGTGTATATTTAACACATTATAATATTAATAATCAGTCCCTACACTCTAATATTCTTCGTCGTGTTCTTTATGAACATAACATTGAATATCCTGATCTTCCTGGTGTCGAATCTCCTGATCCTTTTTTACAGAAAAATGGACAGTTGATGGGTTCGGTCCTCAGTTTTGTGATTCTTTGCTTAATAAATTTGATAGTATATTGGTATACTGTTGAACCTGAAGAAGAAAATTTTTATAAATTAAAAGTTTTAATTAATGGTGATGATATATTATTTCGAACTGATAAGGAGAAATATGATCGATGGTGTGAAAACACAAAAAAAGTCGGTCTTTTTCCTTCAGCAGGTAAGAATTTTTTTCATCCTAATTATCTTACGGTTAATAGTACTTTATATAGTTGTCATAGAGGTGAATTGAAATATATTCCTTTTTTTAATGCAGGTATGTTAATTGGTCAGAGTAAAGTTTTTCGAGAGAGTGTTCGACAAAAGCCTATTCATTGTTTATTTGAAGAAGTTATTGAAGGGTCATCTAATCCTATTAGAGCAAAAAATAGATTTATTTTTTATAATAAAGATAAACTTATTAGGAGTTCTCGTAGCTTGGATGGTCATCAGCTAAACTTTTTTATCAGTCCACATTTAGGTGGTCTTGGAATGTATATGGAAGGGATGACCTTTATAACTGCTAAGCGTTATAAGGAGATATCTAAAAGTAATCTAGCAACAATGGAACCTTTTTGCATATTGACTAAAGTTCAATCAAAAATTGCAAATCGTTTCTATCATAGTTGGACTAAACCATACATTAAAAAGCCAATGAAACCAATTGGAGAGGAATTATCTACTGACGTAGAGAAAAATCATTTTCGTAATTTAAAACATTCTATTCTGAATATTTGTTATCCAGAAAAGGTACCTATACCGCCTTGGTGTAGGATGAAGAAAGGCTTTGTATTACCGCATAATTGTCAACCTTCTAACATGAGTTCTCATTTAATTGAGGATCTTCGAATGAAAAATTTCGGAGTTCGACTTATGAAGAAAGATGTTGAATTTTGTTATGATACAAAAGCTTTATCTCTTGTTTTTAAAGAGTACGAGTATAAATATGATTTGAATTCTGTGCAATTGGAACAGGAAAGGTTTAATAGGAAAGATAATATTATATTTATGTAATAATAAATATTTAAAGAATTGGGAAATAGGTTTAAATACTTTATTTCATTTTGATGAGAGACCTAAACATGTCTTTAAACTGTTGTGGGGTTGTATAATTAAGATACCAAAGTGGTTTTAGTAGAATAGAGTCAGCTATATAAAAAAGCTGTTTTCACTAACATAAGTTTGTGAGCTAGCGACAATGTCGCTTTGGCCCTGGTTATAACGAAAGTTACCTCGCACTACTAGATATTTAAGATTTTCCACGCTAAGACAGTTAATTGTCGGAATGCCAACAGACTACACGGTTCGATTTGATATTGAATTACCTTGATGATCCTTGATCAAACATAGTGACGATATTAGATTTTTATATGATGAATAGTCGCCGGAGCTAAAAGCTATAACGACCGGGTATCCCATGATTCGTCAAAATGGAAAAGCAAGTCCA